GTTTTAGGTTATGATATCCCTAGAGATTCCAAAAGATATAGTTGAAGACATTAAATCAAAGCCAGATCCAATCGGAGAATTGCCTAATTCTATACTTGAGGGGGAAGGTAATATCTATAATGCGGTAGCTGTTCAAGTTTGTGAAAGATGTTTAGGTTTAACAGCTATAACAAGTAAACCAAATAGGTATCATTACAATTTAGAGCATGATGGGCGCAAGATTGAGTTAAAAGTTAAGGTGGTAAACTCTGAACCTAGAAGTTACTATGAAACCTCTATAGCAGATTCCAACACAAATCAAAAATGCGATGACTACTTATTTGGGCGAGTTAAGACAGACTTCTCTAAGATTTGGATTCTAGGATCTCTTCCTAGAGATGAGTATTTTAAACGAGCTAGGTTTCGTAAGGTTGGCGATGTCGACCCTTCTAACGGTCAAATAGCAAAGCAATCCTGCCATCAAGTTCGTATAGATGAGTTAGATACTACACTAATAAATTCATGGTTTAATAATCGAGGTAACACCCTATGACGTTTCTTATCTTCCTATCCTTGGCCGTAATGCAGATTGCATTGCAAATATTCGACATTATGACTACGTTGGATGCACTAAAGATGGGTGCAAGAGAAGTATTCTGGTTGGCTAAGTTCTCTTTGAGGTTTGGGTCAGCAGGATTAATCGTAATGAAATCTATCATTACTGCAGTAGTTATTTTTGGATGCTACTCCGTCTTTAAAGACTCCCCAGCTTGGAGTATTGGGTGTCTGGTCACAGCAAACCTGTTCTACTTAGGCATCTTAATCAACAATAAACGGGTCTTACGTCAATTACGTTTGGGAAGATATTAATTCACTTGACCTGTTAATAATGTCTATGGTATAATGTTAGTTTCGTAAAATAGACGAACAAATCCTTATAAAATTTTATAATTTGATCTCTTTACCTTCCTACCACTTATGCCTGTAAATAACCAGATCCCTAAGATCAGTCTGTCTCAATCTCGTCAAGAAGATCTTATTCAGCAGTTGACTCGAATGATTGAGCAAGCTGAAGAGTTCAAAGGCGAGTGGGACTCCGAACACAGTACCTTTATGAGTATGTACCTAGCCAAGCCTGACCAAGAGGTCAAGAATTGGCCTTGGCGTGGTGCTTCCAACTTATTCCTTCCATTGACTCGTGTCACTATTGATAGCTTACTGGCTCAGTTCTATGATGCTATGTTGGCTCAAAGACCGACTGTAGTTGGTACTGAAGGAACAGATGTAGAATCAGCCAAGATGTTGGAGATGTTCTACTTTGACCATGTATGGACTAAGATACTTAATCTAAAAGAAATCGGTAATGACTGGCTATTTGACACCTTACTAGATGGGACATCTGCTGTAAAAGTACGCTGGAATAGGGATGAAACGCTGGTTCGTGACCAAAGAATTGAAAACGAAGTTCGGTACGAAACAGACACAGTGGAAGCATTTGGAAGAACAATCACTTCTGAAGTTCCTGTCGGTATAGATCAACGTATTACCGAAGAAGTAACTTCACAGAAAGTAGATCGACCTGCTGTAGATATCACTGATATGGGCAGAATCTTTGTAGCACCATCCTCTGGTTTGGGACTACAATGGCCTGAATGTCCTTGGTACTATGAAGTTACACACTTAACTTGGGATGAACTTAGATCGCGTAAACAGCATGGTTACGATAATATTGATGAAGAACTAAGATCTCAATTAGCAGAACATGACTTAACCAGCAAGGAACAGGTTCTAAGAGAGGAAGATGAGGTCGGACGCGGAGATCCTACTAAAACAGCTAGAGTTGTTATCTTCTACATGCGTATGCCCCTGCCCGGTAATGTTATCCAAGCTGATGGAACTACTAAAAAGCAGAACATCGAGTACGATGATGACGGGAATCAAATCGGTAATGCCCTAGAGGAAGAGGTCGAAATTGTCTACCTTGCTGATACTAAGAAGATCGCGAGGATCATACCCTTAACTAGACTTTATCCTGATGGAAAACGCCCCCATGTAGATAACCGTTTTACTCGACTACCTCGCCACTTCTTTGGTCAGGGAATACCTGCTAAGATGCGTCACCTTAATCGACTGCTAAACTCTACATTCAATCAGATGATGGACTATGGCACACTCCAGAACATGCCGTTTTTCTTCTATGAGCCAGCATCTACTGGCTTATTAGGAGATATGAACCAGTTAAAACCCGGAGAAGGTGTACCAGTTCTAAACTCTGGTGGTGTGAACTTCCCTAGATTCCAAGGTAATAAGGACTTCCAGCTATCAGTTCTGCAACAAGTCCAAGCATGGGCAGAAAGAGATACTGCAGTTACAGACTTTACCCAAGGACGAGCAGCATCAGTACCTAATGCACCTAGAACTGCTATGGGAACATCTATGTTATTACAGCAATCCAATATAGCGTTCTCGCGTATGGTTGCTTTGATGGCAGAACAGTTCACCGAATTGCTACGCAGAGTACATGTTCTATACCAACGCTATGCTCCAATGGAATTAGAATTTAAGTTCTTTAATGAGCAGACGCAATTATTCCGAAGAACTAATATTACAAGAGAACTGTTCTATGAGGATGTAGACTTTCAGTTCCAGCTTAACCCTAACAGACTTCAGGAACAGCAGAATAACATGCAAATGGCTCAGTTTATGATGTCCATACCCTATATTGGTCAAGCACCACAGTCTGTCAGAGCCTTGGCAAAGCAGCTTTATGAGTCATTAGGCAAAAAGAACTTTGATGCCATATGGCCGGAACAAATGATGCAGGCACAATTAGCTCCTCAAGGTGGCCAAGCACAGCAATTACCACCGGGGGCTGAAGAAGATGTTCCTGTAGAAGAACCACCTGAACCTACTGTAGAAGAACAAAAAGTAGATATCGGAGGCTAAATGAGTTTAATAGAAAAACTAGCAAATATGGATCTTACTGATCCTTCTGAGTATATTCCTACTAAAGAACTCACTAAAGATGAGGAATTAGCACTATCAGAGATGTTTCGATCTGATAGTTGGACTATACTGACAACTAAGGTATGGCCCCAAGTATTAAAGTTGATTACTGTAAGGGCTTTAACATCTCCTAAAGATCAGCGATTCTTCCAAGGCATGTTCTTAGGCTACAAGCAACTTGTCGATAGTGCTATTCAATTCAAAGAAGTTGGATTTGATAAAAAGGTTGCTGAACAGATGCTAGAGAACTTTGAAGATGTGACCGGATATGATCGCATCGTAATGTAGATTTTCTGCATTAATCATCTGATTGGTGCAGATACAGGGGGCATTGACAACACTGGTGATTTGTTTTGTGGTTGCCTCCCCACATAAAATCACTTAACAGGAGGTAACTTTAATGTCCGACAATGAAACTCTAACCCCAAACGAGGACTCCGCAGCAACGGAAACTCCAGCTACGGGAGGGACTGAGTTAAGCGGTCAAGATGCTACTGACCCTGAAGTGGTCAATGCTCCCGAAATTGATTACAAAGACAGGTACGCTGCTTCAACTCAAGAAGGTCAAAGACTTTATCAGGAGAACCAAACTTTACGCAATCAGTTGTATAACTTAGCACAACAACAAAACCACGCACAAATGCAACAACAGCAGCAGGAGCAGCAGGAAACTCAAGCAGAAGCAGCTAGTGTGGCCAGTCAGGATGTTTTGTCGTCCGAAGAAGTGGATGACTTTAATCAGGCATGGCTGGAAGGAAAAACCGAAAAGATTCGACAATACGAAAATTTGAAGGCTTCTCGTATTGAAGAACGATTGGAGGGCAGAAGAAAAGCACAAACCATTGAATCCAGTCGTTTACAGGCTGCTGTATCTTCTTTAGGCAAGATTGCTCCTGAACTGCAAGATCAAAGCAGCCCTATTTTCAGAAAGACTAACGAAATCTACCAGCGTCTTATGGTTGATCCAAACTCTCAATTACTGCATCAAAGTTCGCCTACTTACGGGAACTACAATCTGGGTATGCTTCGTGATGCTGCGCTGGAAGCCAAGGCAGAGTTGGGAGTCTCAACAAATACAGCACAAGCTGTAGCCAGAGATACCAGTACTCATTTTACAGAACCTTCTCAACGTGGTGGGGCCGAAACGTCTACGAATCACTTTAATCCACAAAAGCATCTTTCTCCAGCAGAAAGAGACTATGCTACGAAGTTAGGACAAAGAGATTCGAATTATGAAGCGGAGCCTTTTAAGCGTTATTGGGATCAATTAGAGAAAACCTATCCCGGTATGCAGGATGCAAGAATTAAGGAAGGTAGACCATTAAAAC